AACGCCTCCAGGCTGGTAAGGCCCGAGGCGCTTTGACATCCACATTTGGAACTGACTTTTAGCAGATAAGCTGCACTGCTTGGTAATCGACCTTATCAGATTACTAAGGAAAATGCGGACCGCGTTAGAGGTTTTTTAATATTTTTTTTCGGTGTCAATTCGTCGTCCATATCAAGCCGCACATCCAGCATTGCCAAGCACCCCTCAATAAAGCCTTCTGCCATCTGGATTTCAATTCTGACTATCTTCTCATCGCGTTTAGCCTGTTTAGCCAGGGTGCGCTTTGAGATATTGAAAAAGTAATGCAGCACAATGATCGCATGTTCATCCGGGCGCTTAGCTTTAAGCCGTGACAGGCAACCTTCAATAATCAGTCCGTCTCCATCGCTGCATGTAAGCGTTAACTTTGAGTCCTGCGGCAGCAGCCCTTTAAATCCCGCTGCGATTGCTGAGTAATCGACACCGCTGCTGTCTGATTTAGCCCATCCCGCCCAGCGCTCTAATACCTGTGACATGTCACGCATATATAATCCTCTCCACACACTTTATTTTTTGTCTGTCCCGATAACACCGACTGCAATCGCGAAATCAAGGAACCTGAATAGCAGCTCAACCTGACTGCCATATTTTGCTTCAAACGCTTTCATATCCCGGTGCAGTTCATCGTGATGCGCTCTGCATAGCGGTATCACGAATAAATCATGCGCCTTCGTTGCCATTCCCCCCTGCCCGTGTCCGATGATGTGATGAGGATCGTCAGCTTGTCTGCCGCAACATGCGCAGCTCTGCGATTTTACCCATCGTGTGTATTTCTCATTCTCCCAGCGCTTACGCTTGGGTCGCTTCATGAAGGATTCTGGTGATTCAGGATCGGCGCGCAGGTCGATTATTTTTTTGACCAGCTGCGCAGCATCCTGAATAACTTCGCGTGCCGGTCGGGCCGGAACGATACGGGCTTCTTTAAGCTCGCCGCTCTGGATGCTCTCTTTTGGCATGCGCAGAACGCGCCTGGCTGGTGCCTCTGGTATCAGGTCAATCACATCATTCAGGGTCGCCCACCAGCACAGTTCCGGCAGGGTCAGCTGGTGGTCACCTGTTAATGCCATCTGGTTACACGCGGCTCTGATTATCCAGAGCGCGGTGTTACCCTTCGCGATGCTCTCAACCTTGCCAGGGACACCATTTTCCCTGAACTCATTATCGTGGCTGTAGCAAAGAGACACCAGGCCGTTTTCAGTTTCTGACACAGTAAATTCATGGTGATGCCAGACGCCCAGCCTCTCCCGCTCCCATTGGCAGCAGTTGAAAGACTGGACGAAAGATGCCAGCGCATTAGGCCCACCAGCGGCCTTAATCACACGTTCATGACTGAAGAAAGGAATCAGCGAGGGCTCATCAAGTAGCGGCTGTGTACCGTCATTTAGGCGGCCAGATGGAAGGTCTGCCATATCCAGTGTCGGAGTGCTAATCACAACACGTCCCTGAAACAGCCTCAAAAGATCGGGACCAGGCTTAAGCAGTACAATACCTGTGCGCGGTGCCACCTCGGGTGTAAGTAACGCTCTCATGCGGCCACCTCAATGCACGCTGTCGAGCAGGCGAAGCAACTCGGCAAATTTTGATTCGAAGAAATGAGGCTGAGTCTCACGTGGATTAGCAGGGCTAGTGATATTTTTGCCGTACATGCAGCCCTTAGCTGTCAGTGACCAGAATAACTTCACACCATCGGTGCCTGACCGGCTGGCTCTACTTTTATGTTCAACGATCCCCAGCTTCTCAAGCTGACGATAGGCCTGGCTCGCATTCATTCGAATACTGTTGGCCTTAAGAAGTGCACTCAGTGAGAGCGTGGGACGGCTTGACCCGTCTTGTGCGTCAATAGGTGCATCAATAGCATACGCAGGCATCATGTTAGGGATACCGTAATGCTGTTGAATCTTCTGATATGCGCCAAGCTTTGAGGAATTTGAAAAGTTCAGCATTCGGGAGGCTGATTCAAGCAGGATGATGCTGGCCTGCACTTTTTCTGGCATTGAAACTACGGGGGGCTTTGATGCCAGAGAATCGTACGTGCGGATTACTTTTAAACTGAATTCGGCGCTGATCCACATCGCATATGAGTAGACCAGCTCTTTGCATACGAACGTGCCTTGGTTCATTCCGCCCTTAATTACCGATACAGGAATTCCTGTATCGCTCAGAAGCTGAACGAGTTCATTGGTCTGTTGAAGGTTACGCCACAAGGAAGGTTCATGTCGTCGTTCGCCGCCTGCTGCACGATGAAGATCGTTAAGGCAATAACGGCCGGAGTTGTCCTGACGAACGGAAACCCCATCAATCACTAGAAGCTGATTCATGCTTTTTTCTCCACACACTGTTGTCAACCGGCCCCGCCCCATCATCTGCAAATGAACGGGACCAACCTTTACCAAAAGCATCTGCAATATGCCCTAGGTATTCTCACTATAAACGCTATTTTGATTCATTTCACTTCCATGTTGAGAGGTAGGGTTTTCTCGTCTGCCTAGTCTATTTACCCACCACTTACTTTTTTGTTTGAAGTGAGGATTTTGTGGGCTGGGGGGTGTATTTTTTACGCACCTATTGATATGATATTTTAAAATTAGAATGGATCATTGAGCCTCCTTATCTCAGCAAAAAGCCATTTTGATAAAAACTCACCCCCAACTGCTTTCCACCTCTGAAAGGCACCAAAAATGGATGAAACTTATTTTTCTGATGCAATTGATAATTTAAAAAAGAGAGCAGCATCAGCTCGAAGGACAAGAACAATAATTGCATCAGTGTTATTCATTCTCTCCCTTATAATTTTTGGAATTATATATATAAACACAACCAGCGGCCTTGCAAAAGGAATGAGTGAAGTTTATAAGAAGTTATCATCAAACAATAATGATAAAATAGCTAATGAAAATGAAAGATTTATTTACAATACTTTTAGAGAAATGTACCCACCAGATAAAGGTACACCTTCCGATTCAAAAACAAAAATCGATGATTCAATTAAAAAAGATAATAATAACTTTTTACTAAAGGCATCGCAGGATGAATTTGAACGTATGGTTAAAAGCATAGAAGTTAGGTCGAAATTGCTTGATAGCTATGCAGACTGGAAAGGCGTTCGTTATAGAATGGGTTCAGGCGAGCAAAGTCTCATTAACAGCGTTACGACCTCTGTCGCAACAATTGCATTTTCTCTGTGCTCAATGATACTACTTTTATTTCTTGTACAAATATCTTTAATGTTCATGCGGTATTATGCCCAACTAGCAGAGCTTTACGAATCCCAAGCTCTAGCTTTGGTTGTATCAGAAGGAAGTGCAGATAAGGCTATCTTATTTGCAAAGGAGTTTTCCCCAAGAGTTATTTCAATCGGAAAATCACCAGAAAGTGCTTATGAGAAAGCTTTTGACATAATAGGCAACATAATAAACAAGAAAGAATAGCAACTGATAGCCCTGCCTCATTGACGATATTGCTTTGATTGTCAACGCTGCGTTATATAACTTATAACATCTGAATTTTAAACCAGTTGTTATAAGTTGCCCTTCCATATAAAACCTGAATGAAACATCAAATCAGTAAGATACACTTGCTTAATTAACTACCACTGACAGCTAATAAATTAAATTAAGAATGTCATTCTCTTTGTAATGAATTAATTAAATAAGTGCAAGGTTATTTTTTTCTCTTCACAAATATTGATCTTCTAAAAGCGTTAAAGGTTGAATGGTAATTTCTGTCCTTCCCTGCTTTACCTGTCTTCCCCACTCTATAGTGAATCGCTTAATTTGTTTATCATCACACCATACACCCGCATGTGTAAGGCAATCGAATAATGCTTTGAGATAGTTATCAAGATCACGCTGGCGCTTGTCTGGCGGTAACAGCAAAACACTCACCTCAACATTCACTGTAATCGGCTGTGGTCGGCGTTTAAGTTGCTCCATGACGGCGGCAAGAGCATTGGAGCGGAAACAGCGCCCGGAGGCGCTGATCAATACTCCCTTTCTGGTGTTACGCCAGTATGTGTTAACGCTTGGCGGGAACGGGAGAGTTAATTTCATTCAGACTCCTGCTCACCACGGGCCAGCCATGCTGCATTCCAGCATTTCCATGCGTTAGCTGTAGCCGGATCATCATACTCGCCTTCAAAAATATGAAGGTCGAATCCCCAACAGTCCGCCCATTGCTCAAATGTCTGCCTCTCAAGCTCATCGTTGTTTTTCATCGCCACCACCACTGAATGCATAAATGCCCCATCCAGACGGCCCGCATTGGGCCATCATTCCAGATACTTACGTATTCCCAAGCCAAACGCCTTTGCCAACTTATTGCCAGCCACCATCCACCCTGCCTGCCAGGTATCGGTAACTTCATGCCACCCTCCCGGTAAAGCGACTCATGCTGCATCCTCCCCAACACCTGGAATAGTCATCTGACCGGCGATTTCACGAACTGCCTGACGCAGCATGCGGATGTTTGACCAGCAGTCACGATTAGTCTGCTCCACCAGCGCGATGAACTCCTGAACCGTGCATGGCTTATCCTGGCGAACTTCTACAAGCACCGCTGAGAAGCGCTGCAACTGCTCTATTGCCAGCTCTGAATCGTCGTACTGCTCGGACACCCATAGCTTCAGTTCAAGGTCGTCCTGATGCTGCTTGATGAGACGTACTGCGCTGGCAATCGTCTCTGCTGGCACTGTCACACAGGTAGGGTTCTCAACAGAGTCAGCCGCCCAGGTATGCGCCCATTTGGATTCGCTGTAGGTGTACTCAGCTTTCATTTTGAATGCTGCAATAACGCACGCCCACGCTTCAACACCGCTTTGCTCAAGGATTTCGTGCTTCAGCAATGGCAGGTCATCGCCATAGTCTTTTTCAGACTGAACGGGTTCCTCACTATCAGCTTTCAGGTGTTCGCGCGGCTCACCGTCTTTGGGTTCGGGCCAGATACGGGCCTTGTTGACGCTGAGTTTCAATTCCATCGCGGCATTGAGTTCTTCCTCGGTGATACCGGCGCGACGCATGGCATCCCACAGCAGAAACTGAAGGTCAGCCCACTCGGACAGGTCGTCAGGTGCTTCAGCTGCTTCCATCGCTTCTTTTGCCAAATGCTTCAGGGGACCAATCGGGCCAACATCGCCAAACGTTTCCTGAGACCATGCCGCATGCTCCGCCCGAATTTTTTCACGCAGTTTTGCCGGTGATACGATAGCTGCTGAGCGGGTCAGCTTCTTCTTCCCAGCTGCTTTGGCCTTTTGCATCTGCTCCTGAGCAACGGAAGAAGCTTTCACGCCATGCTCACGCTGCAGGGCTACTGCTGTGGTTGCGGCCACTTCGCCAGACTTAACCATTTCAATCAGCGGTTCGCCAACAGTCAGCAGTTGAAGGTGCTGTTCAACATCGGTGACCGAGCGCTTCACCTTAGCGGCAATCTCAGCTGGCTCTAAGCCCTGATTCACGAGGCGCTGATAGGCTGCTGCACGTTCCAGCGGTAACAGAGCGCGGCCCTGACTGCTGGTGACCATGAATGCCACGCTGTCAGCTTCACTACCCACGAAGTCCTTACACTCAAGGCGAAGCGTGTAGCCTGCTTCCTGTGCAAGCTTCGCACCATAATAGCGGTGATGGCCGTCGATGATCTTAATGCCTTTCTCAGTGACCTTAACAGCCAACGGAGGCACTTGCTCACCAGCGATAAAGGCATCGCGGAACTCTTCGACATGGGTCTGATCGATATCACGGATGTTGTAATTAGTTTCGACATAGAGCTCATCAACGCCCAGCAGGTAGGTTTTGCGGGTGGTGATATCGGTGTCGCTGTTTTTCTTATCGTCGTAAATGCGCGCTAAAGTACTCATGCTGTGGTCAGCTCCCATGTCAGGACCAAAATCAGTGCGGCAATCATCACGGCTGCGGTGCGGATGGCCTGATAGAAAATCTCATTGCGTTCGTAGTGGCTCTTGAGGTGCGCTTTCATTGGCGATCCTCACTCAGGAAGCTTTCGCCAATTCGGCCTGTATCAAGCCCGCTGTAGCTGCCACAGTTGAAAGAGCCCCTTACAGCACAGCGGTCGCAGTTCTCTTTGGCTTCGTTGCGTGATGCATCGAACTTGGCTACCAGCATTGCTTCACGCCATACCTGTGCTGCACGCAGCCAGAACCCTTTTCTCTCCAGTTCGGCGGCCTGCTTCGCCTTGTAGTTGTATCTCTCGCTCTCAACCGGCAATGGGGCTGTGTTAATCGAGTAGCTCCAGTCACTAGACCGCTTGAGATTCCCTCTGGTGAACAACGGTTTGATAAAGCGCTTAACTGAGGTCTCATGCAGGCCGGTAAGCTTGCAGAGTTCGCGGACCTTCAGCGGACCATTGCGGGTAATCAGTTCAAGAATTTTTGATTCGTGGTTGATCATGATTATTCTCCCGTTAACCGCGAAAGCCGTGAGGCACTGAGCTGTCAGGCTGCGGAATGACAGTGATATCCCGCTGCATATTGCGCTTCAGAGCATTCCACTCAGAGCGTGGCGGACGACCGGCCTTATCCCATTTAGTAGCAGACTGCAGATAGCCAGGCAGATTGCCGGGGATGAATAGGGTCTTGGGACGCATGTACTGGTATTCCTCAGTCCCTTCCCAGTGGGCGTGTTTGTAATCCACCACCAGGCAAAGCTCATCCACCGTAAATGCATCTTTCAGCCGGGATTTGATGTGACCCATCGACGACTGTGCCTCTGTGTGCTTAGCGCCAGTAATTTTGTTCAGGTGACGTAAGACTTCGCGAGAACGATGAACCAGCGACCACTCATCGTCTGGTTGCGCCGCAACCTGACAAGAAGGGGTTGTTGTAATCTCTGTAGTATTCTCTGTTGTATTCTCTGTAAGAGTGGGACAAGTTGACCTGATGGATTGGCCCAAGTTGACCTTATCCATTGGGACAGATTGACCTTCTCGATGAGGACAATTTGTCTTCTTCGATGGGGTCAATTTGTCCCCATCGGTCAACAGTGGGTTTGCGTGGTTAATCGCATAAAAATTTGTACGGTCATGCTGCGTTTTCTTCAGCTGCTCGACATAGATGAGTCCATGCGCCTTTAGCGACGTAAGCGCCCTTTTCACAGTCTTCTCAGACCAGAATGGAAACTGCTCAGTCCACTCATCAATGGTGTTATAAACCCAGCGTTTGCCATCGTGCTCAACACCTGAATTGGTATCCTCAAGCCAGTAGCAAATCTGTTGCAGCACAATGGCCTCATTTAGCCCAATGCGTTGTGCAAGAGCCGGGCTAATCACCAATGGTTTAACTTTCAGAAGTAGGCTCATGAGTTAATTTGACCTCTCTGAAATACTGCTTAAAACGTTCGAGAGAGCTGAAGCACTCGCCGTGTTCGTAGTTGCCACGCAGGTAGATAACCCTATCGTTCTCTGGCTCCCATCGAATGACCCGCACAGAGATACCGCGCTTATCACGGAAGATTCGGTCGAGTTCACGCATTCGGTCTCCCTCATTCGCTGGTTGGCATTACCCACAGCCCAGTCAACAAAGCTGTGGTTAACTTCTTCGCTAACACCTGGTACATTAAGCACATACCGCAGCGGCTCACTGCTGAAGCGGCCACCAGCTGAAGGCAGGCAACGAAATTGCGGTAAGCCTGATAATCTGGTTAAATTGATCACGCGATTAGTTCTCCACACACGTTGATTTAGTCGCATCGAACGCCGCGGGCTGCAATCCTGCGGCGTTCACCTTTTCTGGCGGGCAAAAAACCCGATATAGCAGTGTCAGATGCTCCTGCCACTTAGCCATGACCTGATAGCTGTTCTCTTCAATCTGCTCGCGCTCAGCAGCGTCAATTACGCCATCTGCTGTAGCCTTGCGGATATAAGCTGAATGCTTGCCAATCCACTCAACTGATTCCATCAGGCGCTGATTGATATCCCCGTTATCGACATCTTCAATGTCCACCAGCGGAACGTTGACGCTGTTTGACTGACGGGACACCGCATTAGCGATGTGCTTGGTGTCGCTTGCCTGTTGCAGGACCATCGCCCAACCCATTGGGAAAATCTGATCGCCATTAGTACGCAGGCGATTGAACAGTGCATCTTCAGTCACACCCAGCCATTCAGCTGCTTCTGCATACCCGCCCGGTAGACTTGAAATAGTCTTCTTGATTGCTGCCACCAGCCATGCCGGTTGCCTTTCAATTTGCCATTCTGGTTTACCCACTGCTTGAATCCTCTTACTGTGGTTTCGCTGTCAACGAAACGGGTGATACATTTTCATTGCCGGTTTGGTATCTCTGCGGATAAAGAATTTCCAGCTCGCTAATTTCGCCTTTGAAGAAGACCGACAGCTTCTCAGCAACTTCCAGCGAGGCGACCTGGATACCTCGTTCAATACGGCTCAGGTTGCCAACATCAAGACGAATCGCTGTAGCTACATCACTCAATGTTTTTCCTTGCGCCTTACGCAAGTTTCTTAACGGTGTGACCATAAATACCCCCTTTAATTGCGTAATACGCATAATATTGCATGCGCGCGGATTGCGCAAGTTGATTTGCGTTTCGTGCAAACCAACATTTAAATAGGGTCATGAACATAGGAAACCGCATCAGAGAGCTTCGCTTACAGCGAGGTATGAAAATGAGCGATCTGGCCGAAGCTGTTGGCGTGGATCAGGCAAACATCTCCAGACTTGAGACAGGAAAACAAAAATCATTTACGGAGCAAGCGCTTATTAAGATAGCTGAGGCTCTCGAAGTCAGTCTTTTTGAATTATTTACTGCCACCCCCTCTGAAATTACTGTATATAATCACAGTAAGGATAACGTAAAAGATGGCAAGGGGGAGGATGTGTATCGTGTCGACTTACTTGATATAACCGTGAGCGCTGGACCTGGTGCATTCGTAAGCAGTGACACCGTGGATGTCATTCGTTCTATTGAATATAACTCTGAGCATGCTAAATCTTTCTTCAGCGGGAAACCTGCGAAGATGGTGAAAATGGTCAACGTTGGCGGTGATAGTATGTCCGGTACTATTGAGCCAGGTGATTTAGTTTTCGTCGATATATCAGTGAATAAATTCGATAGTGACGGCATCTATGTGTTTGGCTTTGACGGTAAAGTGCACATTAAGCGACTTCAAATGATCCCGGATAAACTGCTGGTCATCTCCGACAACACACGCTATCGCGACTGGTTCATTGACGAAGCAAATGAACACAGGTTCTACATATTTGGCAAAGTCATGATCAGCCAGTCTCAAGCTTTCAAGCGTCACGCTTAGCCTCTTCCAATTCAAAAACGCCCGGCTTGTCCGGGTTTTTTTGTGCCTGTCGCATTAAATTTGCATATAACGCAATTTATTACTTGCGAATATCGCATAATCGAATTATTGTTTCTTCATCAGGACAGCCCAAACGTTTGCAGTCGTGACTGTCCATTGTGTGGAGAACAAATGAAGCTAATTAAAAACATGTCGAACACAACAATCCGGGACCTAATGACCTTTCTTCGTCTCTTCCCGGATGCCGATGTGATCTGCTGTGGTGATGCTGGCGTGGTGAGTGTGCAGTGTGATGTTGAAAACGTGGTTCGCGGACCAGCGTTTTAAGAGTACGGAATTGCTGTGTTGGCGGTTACTCAGAAAGTTTTGTTTAACCGCCCTTTTTCACAACGACAAGGACATTTGCAAAGCGGGTGTTTTCGAACGCTTTAGAGACGTGGAGTAAGTGTCCTTCTCGTTGTGGTGAATGCGGCTAGCGCGCGCGGAAGACTGACAAAGATTGCACACAGTCTAAGAGTCTCCGCTCTGGTATCTGTCAGTCTGACCAGAGCACCGGGAGGCACCCGGCACCGCAGCAACCTTTCAAGTGTGTGGAGCAATCGGGCTGTGGGTTATTGCAGTAACCCACCAGCCAACTTAAACGAATCCCAAAAGTATTTTATTGCCATCACTGGCAAGGGATTCATGCAACCAAAAATCGTGTGTGGAGAATTTCATGGAAAAGCCAAACGACCATATCACTGTAGGCATTATCACCCTGCCCTACAGCCATATCCTGAACGGCTGGGTAATGCCTGACGGTTCAGTAATCACTAATCCTATTAAGGCGCAGAACGAAGCTGAGCGCCTTAACAGCACCATCACCATTCACTGAGGGCGATGACATGCATCATTTCAAATCGAATAAAGAAGTCGTCGCTGCCGGCCACCTGTTCGCTAAAAACATCGGATCGGAAACATCATTGCTGGATATGGCGAAAATGGTTACTGAACTGGCGTCACGTCTCGACGTGGCCACCGTTCGCGCCAACCTCATGGCTGCAGAGGTTCTGCGTATCAACAGCATCCTGCCTGACGCTATTTCAGCGTTACAAGCAGCAGGCAGTGACCTGACCATGATTGACGATCTGAACGTAGCACTGGCGACGCCAGCCTGTGACCAGTGGATTCGCACACTGCGTGGTGAAGTCCTCGGAGAAGCGCGACAGGCGGTAACAACGCTGGGTAATCACCACCAGCCAGGCATCTCTCATGCGATAAACATCATCTCTCAGATGGAAATGGATTTGCTCCGTACCCGCACGGTAACACTGAAGGTGGTGTCATGAAAAAGGTCGCCCAGTTCCGGCGCAGCAACGGGGCTAATGCCGGATTCAGTGAAAAGTTAGCCTGGCAGTTATCAAAGGGTCCGGCAACGGGCCGGGAGCTGGCAGAACGTCTCGATATGACCCTCAGTGAGTTCAACCGTTTGGTTCTCCACATAATGCGCAGAGGTGGCGAAACGCTACAGGTTGAAGGAACGAATCAGGTCTCTCTGGGTGGCGGCTCTATTGACCGAACTTACGCCCTGGTCAGAAATCCACGCCGTGTTGCTCGCCCACCATGCAAGCCGATGGTGATCAACCACAGAAATGACTGCTCTGAAGAGGCAAAGAAGCGCCACTGTGAAGCAGCTAAACGCCGTGCCCGACTGCTTGCCAGTGGGCTATATCTGGAATGCATGGGTTAAGGAGAAGATTCAATGAGCATCAAACCTTTAAACGTTCAGCGCGATCAATATGGCTACTGGTCTCACCCAGATTATCTGGCTCTCTGTGATGGTCGTGAATCTATACCTACAGATGAATTCAATCAGTGGATGGAATCAAACGGCCTTGAGTGGCAAATAGAATACCGAGACGAAGAGGAAATCGATCCCAGTATTGATGGTTATGACCTCTCTACATGGCTCCCTAATGCGCCTGCAGGAGATGGCTGGTTCGTTGGCTCTATCCATGACACTGACGACGGCGCAGTATGTATTTGGCTCCGCGCCGGTAAGGATGGTGAGTAATGGCTAATTACAGCGAAATGACGGACTTTGAAATTGACGTAGCTGTAGCAGCAATCATTCATCCCGGCAGAAAGATTACCAACTTCGCAGGTGAGGCTGTGGTCTGGTTTGGAAATCTGGAGACGCGGATTGTCCGCTACTGCAAATCATGGACTGACGCCGGACCGATAATACAGAGCAATGAAATTAATCTCTTGTTCAATTGGAACGAAGAAGGTGTCCACGGCGCGGCGGCTGGCTTTCCTCATAAAGATTATGAAGATAAAAATCCTCTTCGTGCAGCCATGATTGTGTTCCTGATGATGCAGGCAAAAGCTTGATGCCTAAATCTCCCGCCGAACGCAAAGCCGCGCAGCGTGCCGGACAGGCTATTACAGTTTAAGTTATACATCATACGAAGAAAAATCGAAAAGCTGGAATATTAGTGGTTAAAATGTTACTTATAAACCACTTAACATATTGAATAGTAATTTAAAAGAGGTAAAAAACATGGAGTCATTCGGCATAAATTATGAAAATGGCAATATAGAAATATTAGGAATCCCTGACGCCAATAGATTATTCAAATTACCTAAAAGCATCTCAAAGGATTTAACCGATCTAAACCTACACATGACAGACTTAAATATTTCATTAGAAAGCTTGGATTACATACTTAACAACCCACAGCTTGATAGAACCAACGTGTGTGAATCGCTTTGGCGGTCTTCGATAGTCCATTTTATCAAATGCTTTACTGACCAAGTAAAAGGTGGCGGAAAGGGCTCTAGAACAAAACTGAATGAAAATGAAATTTTTTCGAATCTTGATCCAGCCGCTTTAGAAGCTTTTAAATTTTTTAAGTCACTAAGAAATAAGCATATTGTTCATGACGAAAATGCATACTTACAGTCTTTACCAGGCGTGGTTCTTAATGATGGCACTAAAGATTATAAAGTCGAGAAAGTCATTTGCGCCAGTTTTATTGCCGTAACCTTAGGACAAGCTAATTTTAACAATCTGTACAACTTGGTGAGCGACACCTTGAAATACACGATTAAGCTTTTCGACGAAGAATGTAACAGGCTAACTTCGTTACTTGAGCAACACCCTGATGAATATTTTTATAAAATGGAAAAATTGGAGTTTGAGGTTCCTTTATTAGAAGATATCAAAAAGACTCGTAAATAATACAACCCTGATGCAGCAGGAATGTGTGGAGAAGAATATGCACCACGACTTTATGAGTGAAAAAGAAGTTTTGGACGAAATTGGTAAAGCGAGAACGGCACTCTGGCGGCTGCGTAAACAGCATGGCTTTCCAGCGCCAGTGCTAACACATCCGGCGCGGTATAGCCGCAGAGCGGTTGAGAAATGGATTTGTGATGGAGGGATTAACCGAGCTGTTTAACGTGCCAGAATATTTTATCTGCGTACAGCTCATATGCCTTTCTTTGATCTTCCAGCCAGTCGTGTTTGTTGTACACAGCCATGACACCACCAAGTTCATGCCCCAGCATTTTCTCAGTGACATGGGGCATGATCCCCTCACTTGATAGGTTAGTCACCAAAGAGCGGCGGAAGTCGTGGGTGCGCCACTCAGGAATATCAATCGTATCTCTCAGCTTCCGCATATACAGATTCGATGAAGAGCGGTCGATGGCTTTATCAAGCTCCTGCCCCGGAAACAAAATCTTATTCCCGCTGTTAAGAAGGCGCTCAACCATAGGCTTCATTTGTTCAAAGATGGGACGCCGGATGATGTTCCCCATCTTTGAATGTTCAGATGGTGTGGTCCATATCCAATCGGTAGTATTAAACTCAGCAGCGTTAGCCAGTCGAAGCTCAGACAAGCGAGCCCCCCACAGCAATAGCATCTGATGAAGCAACCTGTTGGAAGTGACGATCTTGCTGTTCTCAAGCGCCACCCATATTTTTGCTAACTCGCTGTAGGTCAGAACGCGGTCACCAACGTCTGGCTTCTTGCCAATATTTTTGACGCTCAGTTTTGTGATCTCACATGAAGGTATCAGCTGCCTGCTGATGCACCAGTGAATGACTGATCGGAGTTGAAGCAATAGAACGCGGGCTTTTTTCTTATTCAGCTTTTCCTGCTTATCAAAGAACTGGACCCAGGCTGATACAGGGATGTTGGCTACAGGTACATCCTCAAATTCGTTGTACACGGTGTTGTACACAACCGATTTGTACAGTACCTGTGTGTTGTGCTTTAGGTCTTTAACGTATTTTTCCCACCAGTTATCGAGGCACTCCTTCAGAGTCAGCTCACCAGTGCTTCCGGCAAAATAGGTTTTTGGGTTAACCCCCTTCGTGTACAATCCACGCATCTCGCCTACGGCAATGCGGGCATCTTTCAGGGAAGTTGAAGGGTAGCGACCGACAGTGAGACGCACAGGCTTACCATTCCAGCGGTAGCGGTGCTGAAATGTAATCGTGCCAGATGGAGTGATGCGAACGCTCAAGCCGTCGCCGTCGGTTAGTTCCGCTGGTCCGTTGTAAGCTTTGCCATTAATGCTTCTTAATTTGGTGTCACTCAGCGCCACAATGATGTCCTGTACACAATCTCTAACGGCATTCTGTACTCAATGTGTACTCATTGGCAAGTGAACGAAGCGATGTTGAAGGTGAAGTTAAGGCAACCAACCGAAACAAAATAGAATGCAAAGCTTGTAAAAATCTGAGGTTTTACGATAGGATGCGAAC